TCACCATAATTATTTACTAAAACCCAGCCTTTTATGGTTTTCACTCCGTCAAAAGACTTGTGTGTATACTTTGCAACTTTCATCACTCCACCTCCTCAACTTCCACGCCCTCACAATTGAATACCCAGCCGAAGCCTAAGTCTTCTAGTTCTTTGCGGGTGAATTTATAATTTCCAGTAATTATATCTTGGTTAAAATAAATAGCCTTTCCTGATTTCGTTTTAGTCAAAGGTTGTCCGTTCTTTAGATTAACCAAATACCGCTTCTCCTTCTCGACCTCGTAGCCGTCCAGCCACGCTCGAGCGAAAACTTCGATATTATCATCTGTATAAAACCAGGCATCAATTTCTTTGTTTTTGTGGCTTCTGATTTCGGTCATCGCACCAAGCAAATGATAATCTTCATTTTTCGTTTGTTCGATATAGTTCGCCACAAACTGCGGGATTGTGATTTTTTCGGGTTCGTCTAGTTGTTTTAAATCTCTCAAAAATTCAGACGTATCAACCCTTCTGAAACAGTTATGATTCAAATACTCGTATTTCTCAATCATTTCTTTTTTATTCATCTTCCAGCTCCTTTAACTTATCTTGTGGCTTTCCGGGTCTCCGAATTCGTGACCGTGGTTTACAAAGTACGAACCAATCAGGATTGCATCGGCCTCGTCGTCTTTGACGTTTAGGTTAAATTCATCCGAAACCTTAGCAACTGCCTGCAACTTCATAGATTTTTTGCTACGGTCTTTATAGCTGAACTTCCAATACTTGCGCCAAGTCGACACGTTCACAAAATACACGTTGTCAGCGACTAACCGTCCAAGTATAAGACCTGTCACAATTCCGATGCTGATCATAGATTGTTGATTTGGTCCCATGACTGAGTTCTTCTCAACCACGATCGACTCAAACGGTCCTTCATAGCGTTGTAAAGCTCTTAATTGAATGGTTCTTAATTCTCCAGCCATGAAGCGCCCACGTTCAAAGAATGACTTGCTTTTATGTTTCAAGACACCGCTCTGGACAAGGTCTGAGCCTTCAAATAAAGCCCAGCCTGTCGCAGAGGTTGAAATGTCTAACGATAAGGTCAGATTTTTCATTGTAGTTCTCCCTTGACTCCTAAGCTCGAATGGTATTCTGTTGGTTTCTTCGGTGTCGCCTTAATATCTAGCCAGTATAGAGGTTCGAACACGTCGCCGTCTGTGTCGAGAGAAGTGTCTGCGTCCGCATTTCTGAAATGCATCTGCATATCATATTCAATTTTATTTGTAATCGTGATGGTCTTATCTACGATTTCTAGCGTGATACTTGTTCCTGGTATGTCGATTTTATTTAGCATTTGTTTTTCTCCTGTTAAAAAGTGTAGTTTGCAAAGGGTACACATCTTCAAATGGCACCCCAAGCCTTAGACAGTCTCGTTTGATGTCCATTGTAGAAATGACGTACTTGACGCCATTGTTTTTCTTGTCATAGTGTGGGAAAGTGTACCCATCATTTTCAATTTTGGTCTCGATGTCCATTTTGGTTTCAGGTTTCCAGTCCACCCAATCCGTCCACTCCATGCTGGTCCTCCTCAAACTTTACAAACGTTAGCCAGTGTGTTGTGCCTCTTTGCTGACCAAATAAGGGCTTGAATGGTATCACCTCTAGTAATTTCTTTACATTTATCTGACAATCAGACCATTTAAAGACTAGTGTGCCTCCAATTTTTAGAACTCTCATACATTCTTCAAACCCCTTGGCCAAATCTTCCGACCAGGTAACTTTATCCAGCTGTCCATACTGAGCTTTCATTATCGAATTAGGTCCAGCCCATTTTAGATGTGGTGGATCAAACACAACTAGATTAAATGTGTTGTCTTCAAAAGGCATGTCACGAAAATCACCGATAACATCAGGGTCTACGTTGACCTTTTTGCCATGTATCTCAAATGTTTCTTGCCTAATATCCATGAAAGTTGTATGCCTCTCGTTTTTATCAAACCAAAACATACGACTTCCACAGCAAGCGTCAAGTATTTTAATATCTGACATCAATTCCTCCTAAAGTGGTAATTCGTTCTGGTCCTCCCAATTCACAATTCCAGATATAATGCACCTGCCATCTAATCGACTTGCAAGTGTAGTTCTGTTATAAAGTCCGTGACTGGTTTCAATACAGTCTCCATAGATTTTTTTGATTTGTACAATTTTAAAAAATTCTCCATTTTTTAAAATTTTTACAAAATCGCCTGCTTTTAAGCTCATATCTCTAAAAAAATGCGACTGCCTCTGTTGTTGTGAGTTTGGCTAAATACGGGCAGTCGCTCGTCCAAGGTCACATAACCTTTACTGACGCTTTCTAGTTCGCTTTTTTCGTGGTTCACGGCACGTTAGTTTATTTATTTAATTTTTTGGTCCAGTTCTTCTTGCGTCAATGGTTCAATACGTTGATAGCCTTTGACGATGTAGTTCTTCTTGTACTCGAATCCTAAATCCGCAAGACTAGCCTTGAAATGGTCTTTTTCGGATGTGTCTACAAAATACACCTCCAAAGTCATTTTTTGGGTATATCGTTTTTGGTCGTTTTCAACCCCTCTGAGAGCGTTTGGCTCATTTCGGGGGATTTGCCCACCGTCCAAGATTTCGCCTGTCTCTGGGTCAAAGTTTGGGGTCTCCGTTGATTTTGGAGCTTGTTCCTGCTGTTTAGTTTGTTGAGCTGCTAAAAGCTCCTGACTTTCTCGCTCTGCCTGCTCTTGAACCAATCTAACTTCTTCTTTTTGCTTTTCAAAAGCGTAGTCTGCCTTGATTTGTTCAAGCACTTCAACCAAAGTCATGTCTTTCAACATCCGAATATATGGCTGGTCTGTCATTCCATACTCTTCACATTGTCCTGAAATCGTTGAGATATTCTTCTTATGCTCTTCTTGTTTCTGAAATTCAAATGTGACCATGTCGTCAAGTGATTTCATTGTGGCTTTTTTGAGGGTCATCCCATCTGCCATGAAATCACTAGCTTTGATGTATTCTGTAGCTTTTTCATCAAAGACTCTAGGGTCTATCATGTACTCAGCTGACTTGTTTGAGATGTAGGCCTTGACTGTATCCAGTCTGACCATCTTTTGATGAGCCTCAAACTCTTTGACATCCACATCAATCTTATTGATGATATCTTTGAGTGGCTGGATAGCTTGCTTAATGTACTTATCAAACTCATCAGCAGGCTCTGACAATAGTTTTTTATTTCTGATACGCTCATCAAAGACTTGCTTGTCTAGTTTGCGTAGATTGGCAAGTACTTGCTTGTCATCCTTGATAGTTGAGGCTGTGACCGTGTAGTTTTGATACTTAGTCACTACCTCATTGATATTCTGTTCAAATTTTTCACGGTCAATGATTTCAACTTGTGCCTGTGTGATTTTTACTTGTAATTCTTGCATGTTGCCCTCCTAGTATTCTAGTTCACCGTCTAGCAATTCGCCCTGGATTGGCTCCTCATTTTGAGTAGGTTTAGGGTCTGTATGGGCCTGCTCTTTGTTAAATTGCTCAATCTGAGCCATCTTGCGTGCAATTACATCCTCACGGTTCTCTTGAGGTGTGACGTCTTTGATACGGTCAAATGTCTCTCCACCGTCGTCCTCTGTGTACATATTCCCCAAATCCTCAGGAAAAGCCTCTCTAAGAGCGTTTACTAGGGCTGTTTTTCTAATCATAGTAGCTGGCATGCTGTTCCATGTGCTTTGTTTTTTGTTGTATTCTTCAAGAGATACCTGAATTTCTACAGGTACTTTGAAATTTTTACGATAGACTCTAGCCCAACCGCCTACCAAAGTATCACCTGGTAGCATAAGAGCCCCTTTGCGTTCGTGCATAATGCCATCTTTATCTACAGCAACCACGCCAGCCTCAAATCCCTCATAGTTTTTGCTCTGGGCTGCACGTTTCAAGAAAGCCTCTTTAGAGACAATCAAACTGAACTCTGTCCCCCCATTGCGGTTTTTATAGGCTACAATGTAGACCTCGTTGGCTAGAGGGTTTAGGTTACGCCCTTTGATAAGTGACAAAGCTTGTCCCACCTGTTTCTCAGTAAGTAAATTCTGAGGATCAAAGTAACGTTTGATGTCTTCAAATGTCCAGTCAAGGGCATTGACAGAAATGTCACGTTTAGCCTGTTGTGTTGATAATTGATTATTAGTCATTTTCTTCTCCTTATACTGTATAAAGTTCTTCGCCTGTTTCGTCGTCACAAATTCCTAGACCGCCTAGCGCCCTATAATCTTGTGCAACTTTGTTCCAGTAGCTTATGTTTTGATAGTATGTTGACTCTGAAATTTGTTCGTAACTCATTTTCTTCTACCTCTATTGTGTTTTAAGTTCCAATTTTCACGCTTCAAGCGTGTATTTTTGTTCTGTAGTTTCAAGATTATATCTTGTTGATTGTCGATAATTTCTCCGAGTTCTTGGCCAAGATGAATATATTCAGCTCGCCAGTTGTCGATCTCTGCTTGTAATTCTTCAATCATATTTCATCACCTACATAGCGCCATTGACCACAACCAATATATACAAACTCGCTTGGGTCAAGTTCTTCTCGCTCTTCAGGCGGTTGCATCATATCTCTGTCATAATCAAACATGAGCATACACCTTCCCGAGTTCCAGGACTCGTTTCACATATCTAGCTTTGGACGTCAAACCGAGATCCAGCAATTCGTTTTTTTCTTCGTGATTGGCCAAAAGCCACACACGGTTTTCAAGTTCAATTCTGTTCATCTTCCTGCTCCACCTCTTCAATTTTCACTTTGATTTCTAGTCTTGTCATGGCTTCATCTACTGACTTGCCGTCTAAGACGTCCTTGATCATGTGGCTTACATCATGAAACGATTTAGCTCTGGCTCTTCCTTTTTCGCTATCAGGAACCAAACCGAGGTCTTGCATAAGTAGGAATGCTACGCTTGCGTCGTGCATTGCTTTCTGAAGTTGTTTGATTTTTTTGATTGTTTTTAGCGCTTTAAACATATTGTTCTCCTTTTTTCTTTATTCTCCGACTTTCCAAATTCGACAACGTGACTCAATTTCTGGTAGGTTTTCATTTTGATAAACCCAATCGTTACCATGAACACCTGATGCTATGTAAGATATAGATTTTAAGTAATCAATCGCTTCTTCTTTTGTTTCAAAAACTCTTGCAATATAGTCTTGGTGCCCCGTTGGTAAGAAATCACGTCCAATCAAACTGAAATCCTCGTTTCCAGTTTCAGTATTATTGACATAGATTGATATAATGTACATCTAATTTTCTCCTTGTTGTGCTCCCTTTTGGTTTAATTGTTCTTTTTCTTTGTAGATGGCCAATCGTTGTTCCAAGTCGTAAATTTTTTGATCACGCATGAAGCCACGCTTGCGCTCTTCGTTCAGGTCATCCATAAGCTCGATTGCGACCTCTCTCCAGTCAAGGCAAATTGCCTTAAACAAGCGTTTATGTTTGAGTTTGAATTTAGTAAATAGTTTCATTAAGCCGCCTCTTCCTCTTTATCGAGCATTTCGTTTACAATTCCGTTCCAAATGTCATAAAAACGATGATTTTCTGGGATGGTAATTGGTTCATCTGGTTTTAACTTGCGACCATAAGCATATACTGTTACTTCCATTTTTGTTCCTTTCGTGGTATAATTTTCTTGAATAATTTTGCTGAGCGCCTGATTGCCGTCAGGTGCTTTTTTGCTATCCCCTTTTCTGCTATAATGTAAGCAGAAAGGAGGTAAAGTTATGACTGAAATCCACGCATGTCTTTGTGGAAATTGGGTGAACCTATCAGCTGACGATGATTGTGTAATGGGGCCAAATATGGCTAGTCCTTACATTTGGTGGGAAGAAAATGCAGAACTCTACTCACCAATTTCCAAACCTGAAGCAAACACTATGTACCATCAGGATTTTATCTACATTCACTATCATGGCGCTGACTATCGTATCCATCCAATGTTTATTCAAATTGTTTCTAGATAACTTTTTCTAGTCTTTTAGAGATGATTTCTAAATCTAAGTCGTCCAATTTCAACTGGTCGGCTTTTTCATTTAAACGAGCTTCGACAACTTGGTTGATTTCAAACCATTCTCGTTTTGTAAATTGACTTCTGAATTTTAGAAATTCGTTTATTGTTTCTTCCATCTCTGCTCCTTTCCCATTCTGTGAAATCCTAAATTAGAAATTTTTAAATTTCTCTCTTTTATTTATTTAGAGAAGTAGGACTTGTTGTTAATTAATATTTATTGTTATTTAATACTTGTTGTTAGTTAATATTTATTAGTGCCCAAAATCTGACATCTCACTTTCTGACATCTCACTTTCTGACATCTCACTTTTTGGAATGTCAGAATTATAATTCACAGATGCCTTTTTGATAGACAGGTTTAATCTCTGTTTCATAATATCGAATTGGAAATCAGATATTTTTACATCTGAAAAGAATCTGAATATATGACTCCCTCCATTTCCAGGAGGTTTTTTTCTGACTTTTCGCAAATATCCAGCCTCTTCAAAGATTTTGAAATATTTATCGATTGTCTTTCGATTAACACCTTTTCTTTTAGCAATCTCATCCGGATAGACTTGCCAGTTCGGGTGATTAGCCAGCACTACCATCATGATGCCAACCGCTGTAAAATCCAGCGCAGGATCGTTGATAAAGCTATTACTAACAGCAGTATAATTTTCAGTCGCATTCTTGAAAGATAAATTGACAATCTAAATTTTTAAAGTCTGCCATACGCTCTCCTTTCTCTTCACTTATTTTCAATCATTCTTTCCCCTTTCTATCTTTTTTGCGGTTAAACCGCAACTTCAGGTAAAAAAATAATATCATCTACTGAGACCTCGAAAACACTAGCGATTTGATATGCTTTTGAGACACTAGGTTCTGTTACCCCACGTTCCCAATGGCCCCAAGTATCAACTGATACATTCACAGCTTCTGCCGCATCACTTTGTCTCCAATTTTTGAGTGTCCTTAGTGTTTTTAATGTCATTTTCGGCACGTTCCTACCTCCTTATTTTTCTATTTGTTCCTCGCAATTCTGCTATAATAAAGCTAGAAAGGAGGTGATGTTATGACTGATTATCAATTAGAAGCTTCTCTAATTGTCCTTGGCAAAGAATACGAAAGAGCCAAGAAAGATGGAAAAGAAAGCTTCAGTATACATGTATCATTTTTTGATGGCTTAGATACTAATTACCATCTTCAAGAGTTTGCAAGACAATATCCCGTAAGGATTGCCCGTTTGAAGCCTGACCAAATAACTTTTCTAATAGATTGACCTGATCCAAAGGGAAAGGATTGTTTTCTACTCGTTCATTGAACGAAAGAATGACTTCACAATCTTTGTCCTTAAAGTTATTGATAAATTCCACTCGCTCAACTCCGTCGAGAAACATCCCATCGACGAATACAGCAGGGTGGTTTTTTCTTGCCGTCAACAATACATCATGCTCTGATGTTTTTACTGACACAATTCTGTTAGTTGTCATTTACCATCGTCTCACTCTCTAGCGCCCTTAGTTCAATCTCATGGCTAACTTGTTTTAATAGCTTCTCACACGCTATTTTAGCTTCTCTGTACGTTGTGTTTTCGCTGATGAAGTAATCAGCAAGTTCGATGATTTTATCTTCCATTCAACCTCCTATATCAGTCTCAAGGCTGAGGTAATTTTCTCCTAATTTGCTATAATAACTTTGACTAGGACCTCTCACCGTTTTAGTCAAAAATTTAACAGAAAGGAGTAATCTTATGTCAAAGACTCCAATAAAACCTGGAACAGACAATCAGAAACCCGGCCACTATGTAGAGGTGGGACCTCGTGGTGGAAAAGTCACTAATGGTCATACCGCAACTATTGGAAAAGGTGATCGGCTACCTCCGACATCAGCTAAAGGCAACGGCTGGAAGAAAGTCTAATCTTCGTTTGCGTACAATCGTTCAATGGTTGTACGCTTTTTCCATAAACAAAAGCACATTCCAAAAATATTTATTTGAATCCATGCTTCAGCGTAATCTTTCCCGTTACTTGCATAATGAGTTATATAATGGTGAATCATTTCATTCCTCTACTCCTTTCTCTATTATTTTCGCTCTATGAGCAACAGCCTGCTAGGGAGTCGAACCCTGGTGTTACCGCTCAGGCTACATTCATTTTGTCCAGCATTCCTGCGAATGCTGCATCAAAGCGAATGTCATCAATTTCATCTTGAGTGAAACCAGCATCAAGAAGGTAACTCTCTTGGCGTTCGATCTCTTTTCCCAACTCTGTCCATCCGAAAGCGAACCGACGGCAGTTGTTCCAGAATGATTCAAGCTGACCATAGAGGAAGCGTTCCTCGTATGTGTTTTGAAGTAAAGTTTCTGCAACCACTGCTTTGAAGATGTTGATGGCTTTCTCGTTTAATGTGTTCATGATGTTTCCCTCCGGTTTGTTTTGTTATTTCCTTAAACTTGATTATATTATACTGCGGTTTAACCGCAATGTCAAGTGTTTTTTGCGTTTTTTTCGCAATTTTTTATTTTATTCTTTACTTTTTTGCGTTTTTGCCGTAAAATATACTATATAAGGAGGAGCGGAAATGAAAATCGAAAACAAAAAAATTTTTGCCAATAATCTGAGTTTTTACATGGAACAAAAAGGGGTGGATAGAAATACATTATGCGCAGACTTGGATTTAAAATACACCACTGTTCGCGATTGGTTGAAAGGAATAACTTATCCTCGGATTGGTAAAATTGAACTTTTGGCAAACTATTTCAATATAAATAAATCCGACCTTATTGAAAATAAGATTTCTACCGCACAACCATCAGACTTCCTCTTAGAAAAAATTACAAATACGGCTCGAAAATTAAACACTGATAATAAGAAAATCGTACTACGGACTTCTAAGGATCTTTGGGAGAGCCAAAAAGCAAACGGCGAAACGTATCGACAGAGGAACGAAGAAAAAACGAAGGTAAACGAAGTATCGGAAGCTATTCAGCTTTATAGCTACGACTACTACGACCACCCAGCTTCTGCAGGTACAGGCCAGTATTTGAACGATGTACGAGTAGAACGGATAGAGTTGCCAGTAGATATCGATGCTGACTTTGTCATTCCAATCAAAGGGGACTCCATGGAGCCTGACTACCACGATGGTGACCTGGTATTCATTCAGACAAGTGTAGATTTGAATGACGGAGTTATCGGCGTATTCAACTATAACGGTGATGCTTATATCAAGCAACTTGTTATTGATAAAGACCAAGCTTACCTTCACAGCTTGAACCAAGCCTACAAAGATATGCCAATTACACCAGAGACGGATTTCCGAATTATTGGCGAAGTCGTGGATTTGTATAGGGAGAAATAACATGAATAACGAAAGCAGACCAATGGAAGTGATTAAACACAACCTAGATTGCAAATGCCACAGACGGAGAGAGTGGATTAGAGTCAATGACAAGTGGCACGCTATCGAGTTTTCGGTAGACGATCCAAACGAACCTCCTATGACAGAGGAAGAGAAAGCCAACGTGGCCTTAATTCTTCAACAACACTTATCGAAAGAATAAAACCAACTGTTTCCAAAATAGAAATAATTGCAAACAAAAACGCCCCACGCTCTCAAAACTTTGGCGAGTCTGAGCGTGAGGCAATCAGGATAGTAAAAGGCATTAAAAAGCCCGTTTTACTATACCCATTTTAACAAAAAGGGGGTATAAAAGCAATGAAAACAACGAATAAGGTGGCAATATATGCTCGTGTTTCAACCGCAATACAAGCTGAAGAAGGATATTCGATAGACGAGCAGAAAGACAAGCTAGAAGCCTACTGCAAAATCAAAGACTGGAAGATATATGACACTTATATAGACGGCGGTTTTTCCGGTTCAAACACAAAACGCCCCGAACTTGAGCGCTTGATAAATGATGCGAAAAGAAAAAGATTTGATATTGTACTAGTTTACAAGTTAGACCGCTTGAGTAGAAGTCAAAAAGATACGCTTTTTTTAATTGAAGATGTATTCTTAAAAAATGATGTTGCTTTTATCAGCTTACAAGAGAATTTTGATACTTCAACGCCTTTTGGCAAGGCTTCAATCGGTATGCTCTCAGTATTCGCCCAGCTTGAGCGTGAGCAGATAAAAGAACGTATGATTTTAGGTAAAGAGGGACGGGCAAAAAATGGAAAAACGATGGCATGGACGACTATTCCTTATGGCTATGACTATTCAAAGGAAACGGGCATTTTGTCCGTAAATCCAACTCAAGCGCTTATTGTTAAGCGTATTTATGAAGAATACTTAAACGGTAAGTCAGTAGCTAAAATCATTAGGGACTTAAACAAAGAAGGGCATATTGGACGAAAAAGGCCATGGGGCGAAACAATAACAAAGTATTTACTTAAAAATGAAACATATCTTGGTATCGTGAAATACCGAGGTCAAAAATATGATGGTCGGCATGAACCGATAATCTCGCAAGAATTATTTGACCTTGTGCAATTAGAACTTAAAAAGCGACAAATAGACACGTTGAAAAGAAACAACAACCCACGGCCATTCCAAGCAAAATATATGCTCTCTGGCTTGCTGAAATGCGGTTATTGTGGTGCATCATTAAGAATACACGTCACGCCAAAAGACAAAAACGGGCGTTCGTATCATAAATACCAGTGCGCAAACCGCTTCAAGAAAGAGATTAAATGTAAATCAGGCTGGTATCCTCGTGAAGAACTGGAAAAAAACGTTTTAAAGCAGTTATCAAGAATAAAATTAGAACCGCAATATCGCAAAGAAATGCTTGCCAAAAATGATGAAACAATGAAAGTTGAAGAAATAAAAGAACAACTGAAGAAGCTAAATAATAGACTTGAAAAACTGACTGAATTATACTTGGATGAGTTCATCACACGAAATGAACTGAATGCCAAAAACGAAAAACTAAAAACTGAAAAAGCATTTTTAGAAGAACAACTTAAAAGTAAAAAGAAAAATACTATCAACTTACGAAAACGGAAACTTACTAGACTTTTAAAGGATTTCAACCCCGAAAAATTAAGCTATGAAGATGCTTCAAAAGTTGTAAAATCAGTCATAAATGAAATTGTTGTCACGAAAGAAGAAATGACGATAACGCTAGACTTTTAAAGGTTTAGCGTTGTTTTTGTATTTTGGTCAAAGCGATAATAATAACTTTATTATACATTTTTTATCCTCCTACTTATCTATTCGAAGGAAATCAAAAAAAGTTACAAGATTTGTAACTTTTTTAAAAATAATATTAATCTCTATGAATCATAAATCCAGTTGCTTGTTGATTGGCCATGATAGTCATATCTGTGATTTGTACTCGTCGTGGTTGACTGGTCACATAAACTACAGTATCAGCGATGTCTTGCGCCTGCAAGGCTTCGAGTCCCTGATAGACTGTCGCCGCTCGTGCCTCATCTCCATGGAAACGGACTTTTGAAAAATCAGTTTCAACAATTCCTGGCTGAATAGTGGTCACCTTGATATCTGTCGCAATGGTGTCAATCCGAATCCCATCTGAAAAAGTCTTGACTGCAGCCTTGGTTGCTGAATAGACCGCTGCACCAGCATAGGCATAAATACCTGCAGTAGATCCCATATTGATGATATGCCCTTGATTAGCTGCTACCATGGAAGGCAAGAGACAACGAGTAACAGCCATCAAACCCTTGACATTGGTATCCAGCATGGTCAGCATATCCAACTCTTCATAGTCCTGATAGGGTGCTAAACCGAGAGCCAGCCCAGCATTATTAACTAAAATATCAATCGAAGCTACTGCTTCAAGAATTTCTGAACAAACAGTTTTAACCATTGTCATATCGGTCACATCAAGGGGAAAGGTCCAAACTTTTTGATTTGGAAAAGCTTTTGCAAACTCTGTTTTAAGAGATTCGAGTCTTTCTGTTCGACGCCCTGTAAGAACGATATTTTCACCTTTTTCTAGATAGGCACGCGCAATAGCTTCACCAATACCTGATGTTGCACCTGTTATCACAACATTTTTTGCCATCTTACTTTCTCCTATCTAACTTAACAAATTTAAGCTGTCCAGTGTTTTGCTGGGTCAAATGGTGTTCCGACAACTTGGTCTTCTGATAATTCAATGACGCCACGCTTTTGTGGAGCATTTGGTAAGGCAAGTTCACGAGGACTGCACATCATCCCAAAACTCTTTTCACCACGAAGTTCCCCTGGGAAAATGAGATTCCCTTTTGGCATCATAGCTCCTGGAAGAGCAACAATGGTTTTTAAACCGACACGCGCATTAGGAGCTCCTGCAACGATTTGCACTGTTTTATCACTCGCAACTGCCACTTGGCAGATATTGAGGTGATCACTATCTGGATGTGCCACCATCTCTACGATTTCACCAACGACAAATTTCGGTTCCTTGTCATTGATAATCTTTTCGGTAAAATCTTGTGCTTGCAATTCTTGGTTCAAACGAGCTACTTGGTCGTCTGTCAAAAATATTTGGCCACGTTCCTCAATTTCGAATAAGCTAGAAACTTCAAAAATATTCCAAGCAACAGTTTCACCAGTTTCCTTTAGGAAAACACGCGCTACATTGCCTTTACGCTCAACATCTAGTTTGGCATCGCCACTGTTTTTCACGATGACCATAAGGACATCACCGACATGTTCTTTGTTATATGTAAAAATCATTCTTTCTTTTCTCCTATTTTAATTCTGCTAAAAAGTCGTTTATTTGTGCCTTGGTTTTACGGTCACGATTGACAAAGCGTCCAATCTCCTTGTCCTTATCTAAGACAATTAGACTTGGAATCCCGTATACATCCCATAGTTTTGCAAGTTCCATGTACTCATCTCGGTCGACCCGTATAAAAGTAAATTCTGGATTTGTTTCTTCAATCTCTGGCAGAGATGGGTAGATATAACGACAATCGCCACACCAATCCGCAACAAAAAGGAAGACCTTCTTGCCATTCTGCTCTACTAGATTTGATAATTCTTCTATATTTTTAGG